AATAAAATTTGGTAAAGTTTCATTTTCTTAATATAGTTTTGTAATATGACCGCAAACGAATTAACCAAAGAAGCTATACAAAAGCTAAATAAAAACGGATGCTTTGTATGGCGTAATAACAATTTAGCGGTTAGAGGTCGCACCTTTATAGGTTTAAAAGGAGTGCCAGATGTTGTAGGATTTCATACTCAAACAGGAGTAGCGGTATATTGCGAGACTAAAGCAATAGGAGACAAACTTAGCAGCTACCAAATAGCTTTTTTAAATTTAGCAAAAACGGCAAATTGTTTTTGTTATATAGCAACCGAAGAAAACGGCAAATTAATCCTAAAGGAATATGAACAAGAATAGCATCATATTAGAACTTTGGGAAAGCCGAGAACTAAAGGAAGCAATAGACAAAATGCAGCCTGAAGATTTAAGAGACGATTTACGAAGCGAACTATTTAAGGTGCTATGCGAAATGGAAGAGGAGCGTTTAATAGATATGCGCACCCGTAATGTATTAAAGTTCTATTTAGTTCGCACTATGATTAATATGATGCAAAGTAACACTAGCCAATTTTATCGCACATACCGAAAGCCTTTAGAAGTAGAATTGATAGTACACGATAGAGACGAAGATTTACTTAACAAAGTAGAAGACGAACTATCAAAGATGCATTGGTACAAAGCGGAACTTTTAAGAGTGTATGCTATTAAGCACAACTGCAATGCTAAAGAATTAAGCAGGGTTACAGGTATTCCGTATATGTCAATCCATAGGGAACTAAAACTAACTAAACGAGAACTTAAAAAACAACTACGCAAATGATAATTATATCAGCGATATGCTTTGCAATTTTCTTTGTAGAAATACACCAATTTCATAGAAAATGGAAATTAGATTTTAAGCCTTTTAGTTGCACGAGTTGTTTAGCAGCTTGGACAGGATTGGCTTTATATTTATTACCTGCAATATGTACCGATGTTATTGCGTTTGTATTTATACCGGGAGTTGCAGCTCCTTTACTTTCAAAACTAATGTGGAACTTATGGAAATAGAACACCGCAAATTTTTAGATGAACACATTGGTAATTGGCATACGGTCCAGAATGGATATGTGCGTAATATAGATTTAGACATATTAAAAATGTACGAACATATTTATCGCAAATATATGAGTGCAGATTTTATATTAACAGTTTGGTGCGGTAATTGCATTTTCGATATGATTAAAAGGCTTTACACTTGGTATGAGCAGCAACCTAAAAAAACAAAATGAGAATACTTTGCATAACATCTGCAAATAGCGGAGTTGGATTACATAGAATAATGATGCCAATAGTACACTTGCAAAAAGAATATGCACTTATTACAGATGTACTAAATGACGAACTACTAGAGCAGGGATGGGATATTGTGTTAATGAATAGAATGCTAAACGAAATAGATGCAAAGAAAATGGATGCTTGGCGTACTAAGTACGGCTTTAAATTAGTAGTCGATAACGATGACCATTGGGAACTTAGCGAAAGCCATTTATTGTATTTAAGATATAAGCTCAATAATATACCTAAAAAGATTACAGACTTCATAAAGATAGCGGACCTTTGTACCTGTACGCACGAAAGATTAGCAGACGAAATAAGTCCTTATAATAAAAAGGTTCATATATTACCAAACGCACTACCATATGGGCAAGAGCAGTTTATGGATAATAAAATAGAAGATTACAAGGTAAGATTATTCTGGTCAGGTAGCGGAACGCACGAACGTGATTTAGAAATACTAAGGCAGCCTTTTAAAAGATTGCAAGGTATGAACATAAGAACTGTTATAGCAGGTTATAATGATGCCGAAAAACCTATATGGGATAAAATGATTGATAGCTTTACTTGTGGGCTAAAGCTTAATCCTACTATATACAACTACGCAAAGGTTACTGAATATATGGGTGCTTATACGGATAGCGATATTTCAATTATACCATTGGTGGACAATAAGTTTAATGCTATGAAGTCAAATCTAAAGGTATTAGAAACCGCTACTAAAAAGAACCCTGCCATCGTTAGCCATGTCAATCCTTACCTTAATATGCCCGTGCATTACGTTAAAAGCCAAAAGGATTGGTATAAACATATACGAGATTTAGTAAGCGATGCGGATATGAGAAAGGAAAGCGGTCAGAAACTATTTGACTTCTGCCAAAAGAAATATAACTTTGAGGAAATAAATTTAGACAGAAAGTATATTTATAGTAAACTATGCCAATAATTAAATGTTCTAACGGAAAATACAAAATCGGCTCAGGCGGTTGCATATACGAGACTGAGGAAAAAGCAATGCAAGTTTGGAAGGCTATCCTTGCAGGTGGTAAATTTGCTGAATCTTATAATGACTATCCAGAATCAGCTAGTAATAACGCAAAGAGAGCTTTGGAATGGGCTGATAAAAATGGATGGGGTTCGTGTGGAGAAGCTACAGGTAAAGCGAGAGCAAATCAATTAGCTAATAAAGAGAAGATAACAAGAGACACTATTGCTCGTATGGCTTCCTTTAAAAGACACCAACAACATAAAGACGTTCCTTATAGTGAAGGTTGTGGCGGTTTGATGTGGGATGCTTGGGGCGGAACAAGTGGAATTGAGTGGGCTATTAATAAACTAAAAGAAATTGACAAAAAATAATTTTCATAGTTAAATTTTTAATTATTAATCAACGGAAAATTTAATGGGGAAGCTATGAAAAAACATACACAAATATATTTGCAGGGGATGGGTTATAAAACAACGGACTTTATCCCCTGTGAAGTGTGTGGATGCCAAGCAGTCGATGTGCATCATATAGAGGCGAGGGGAATGGGTGGTTCAAATGATAAGGACACGATTGAGAATTTAATGGGATTATGCAGGAAGTGTCATATAGATTTTGGAGACAAAAAGCAATATAAAGAATTTTTAACCGACATACACAAACAAAATTACCGATGCTAATAACAGAACAGGAGTTTTTAGAGTACGAACTTAATGCAGGAATAGGGATGCATAATGAGTTTTTTAAAGACTTAGCAAGAAATACAGTTGCCCAGATTGAAAATTTGCCTATTGTTTCGGTATTAGATTATGGAGCAGGAACAGGAGTTTATAGCGATGCCTATTTTAAAGCAGGGTATCACATTGTAGCTTTTGAAATATTTAAGTCGCATCGTGAATATATGAAACAATATGTGGCTTATGTTGAAATAGTAGATGAGCCTATTACTACAGACCTATTAAACTTTATAGAGACTGCCGAGCATATGACAGACAAAGAACTAGATTATTTGTTTAGCAAAATAGAGCCTCAATACATTTTATTTAGTAGCACATCACAAAGAGTTCCGGGGTTCGATGAATCTTGGGGTCATATAAATATTAAAGAGCAATCGGAATGGGATAGCTATTTTAAAACAAAAGGCTATAGTAAAATAAAAGATTTATCACAACCTACAACTTGGAGCAAATTATATGGCAAAGATTAAAGAAAATAGCAGTAAAGTAAACTTCGGAAAGCGAAAGCGAGGTTCTGCAAAGAAGTCTTTTAACAAACATAATCCTAGACCAAAGGCATATAGGGGGCAAGGAAGATGAGAAAGTTAAACGCAATCTGGTTACTGCTTACACATAAGGCATACTTTTTAGCAGTATGTAAGACAGGTATGGATGGCGATGATATGACCACAATAGGACATTACACATATGCAATGGCAGAAACCCTAATTAATAAACATATAGCAGACGTAGACACATACCTTGACCAAGAGGATGCGTTAGGAGAAGCACAAGACATTATAAACGGCATACTATGATACAAAACGTACAAATTAACCAAGTAAAAGCAAACCCAAATAATCCCAGAATAATTAAGGATGATAAGTTTGCAAAATTAGTAAAGTCTATTACGGACTTCCCCCAGATGCTAAACCTAAGACCTATAGTAGTTAATGACGATATGGTTGTACTTGGTGGCAATATGCGACTAAAGGCTTGTAAGGAAGCCGGACTTAAAGAGATACCAATCATAAAAGCTAGTGAACTAACCGAGCAGCAACAAAAGGAGTTTATAGTTAAGGATAACGTAGGCTATGGCGAATGGGATTGGGATGACCTAGCTAATAATTGGGATGCAGAAGAATTAACCGAGTGGGGATTAGATGTATGGACCAATAGCATAGGCGATGAACTGCTAACTATAGATGACACTATCGATGAAAGCAAAGATAGTTCTCCTAAAATTACAGATGAAGGATATTCATTATTTGAAATAGTAATGTTACACGAAAATAAATTAGTACTTTTGGATGTAATAAACCAATTAAAAAGAGAATTTTTGTTTGAAAAAACAGAAGAAGCTATAATGGAATTAATTAGAATTTATCAAAATAAAAAATAAAACAATGAGAAAAGAAAATAGCGCATTTATAAGTTTTGGAAAATCTGATAGCGGATTGATATTTGATGATTCAAATAATGAAACATATCCAATTAGATACTATAATGTTATTAATGGAGTAGGTGCTGAGTTAAATAAAAACTATTCTTATTATGGATATGTATATAGCGGCAATGTAACTATTAATAGAAAATGGCTAAATCCTATAGAGTTAAATAGTCATATGTATTTTAGTTTGTCAGATGAATTTAATTTTTCAACTAATGTTATTGGCAGTTGTATTTTAATTGAGGTACTTAATAAAAAGTTTTACGAGACATCTAACTATAAAGCATATCCAACTTTTGGCGGTCCAATAGAAGATAAAGGAAGATTAAAATATATTGACGGATGTACTGATAGTTTATTAATATCTCCTGTAAAGAAAGGACAACCTTGTTTAAATCATTTGCATTTTCCACCTGAGATTAATCAAACACAACATACACACCCTACACATAGAATTGGAATAGTTGCATCTGGTTACGGAGAATGTATTACACCATTTGGAAATTTACCTTTAGAGCCTGAGATGATATTTGTTATTAAAGCTTGGGATGGCGTATTGTATGATAAAGGATTAGATGGCGAACTATACGCAATAGGACAACACGCATTTCAAACATTTGATGCTCCTATGAATGTAATTGCTTTTCATCCAGATAGCGACTTCGGACCAGAAGATGAGTTTCATCCAATGATTAACCGTACAATAGTAAATGGCGTTTCAGCTAATAAGCTAAAAGACATAATGACAAAGTAATGAGTAAGATTAGAAAAAAAGATTACCAATCGAGCAATGTATTAGAAGCTGCATTAGATAGGATGCGATACCTGTATGATAGTTTTGATAATGTAGAAATAGGTTTTTCAGGCGGAAAGGATAGTACTGTTGTTTTGAATTTAGCCATAAAGGTTGCTCGTGAAAAAAATAAACTTCCTGTAATAGCAAATTTTTATGACGAAGAAGCGATACACCCGACAACTATTGAATATGTACAAAGGGTAAGCGAACATCCAGAAGTTAAACTTAATTGGTTCTGTTTAGAGTTTAAACATCGTAATGCTTCATCAAACGAAGAACCTTATTGGTATACTTGGGATAAAGACAAAAAAGATTTATGGGTTCGTGATATGCCAGAAAACTGCATAAAGGAACATCCTAAGTTTGTTAAAGGATTATCTTTCCAACAATTTACATCATATAGAGCTGATAAATCTAAAGGCACAACTGTAGATGTAACAGGAGTAAGGACACAAGAAAGCCTTAGAAGATTTCAGGCAGTATCACAAAAAGTAAACGATAACTATATTTCAAGATACGGGCATTTTTCTATTGCGCATCCAATATACGATTGGAGCAGTCAAGACGTATGGAAGTTGGTACACGAGTGGGATATAGATTATAATAAAACATATGATATATTTAACAAAACAGAACTGAGTAACAAGTTTCTTACTCAAAGAGTTTGCCCACCATTTGGAGAAGAACCATTAAGAGGGTTATGGATATATGCAGAATGCTTCCCGGACCTATGGCATAAAATGCTTAATAGAGTAGAGGGCGTTGCTACTGCTTGGCGATATGCTAATACAGAATTATACGGAGTAGGCGGAATACAAAAGCCAGACGAATTAAGTTGGAAGGAATACCTTTCCTATATCGTAGATACTTACTCAGGTAAAGAAAGAAACTTTGTAATAGAAAATATTAACAGATATATTACATTGCATAAAGACAGGGCTAAAGATAACATAGCAGACATAGAAGCCAATCCATTAACCGGCATTTCTTATAGGTGGCTTTGCAAAATTGCACACAAAGGAGATTTTAAAGGAAGGCAGTTGCCAGATAATGAAAGGGCTGCGGCTATGAAACGATTAGATATAAATCAAGATGATGCAGTATATTTATACGGTAACGAAAAATACAAAAAGCAATACTTTAAAAAATGATTGACAAAAATCAATATCCATCTGTTACCCGCATATTAGCGAAAACAAAACCGCAGTCAGATATTGATATGCTTGAAAAATGGAGAATTAAAGTAGGTCCTATAGAAGCAGACAGGATAAGCAATGCCGCCTTAGAACGTGGTAAGATGTACGATACCTTCATCGAGGATTATGTAAATGGCATAGACATACCGCATAAAAAACTGCAAGAGTATTTAAAACAATTTCAAATAGTATCAAGAGAAGAAAATGTATATAGTAGCCAATATCTATATAAAGGCAGGTATGATTGTATATTTGCTAAAAATGGAATATTAGTACTAAATGATTTTAAAGGCTCAGGAAAAAAGAAAACAAAGAAATGGCTAAAAGATTACCCTTTACAGATAGCCGCATATATAAAAGCATTAGAAGAAGTTGGGGTAATTATTAATTGGGGTATGATAACCGTGATACTCGATGATGAAATACAGACCTTTGTTTATGACCATTGCGAAATAGAAACTTATTTTATAGAATTTTTAAAAAGACTAAAACAGTATAATGATGAAACAAATGCCAATATCTAACGTACAATGGTTAGACAGAAACGAACTATCCCCAAACCTATATAATCCAAATAAGGTTGCACCGCCAGAAATGGCACTACTGAAACAAAGTATATTACAAGACGGATGGCTATTCCCTATTATTGTATTCGATAAGACGATACACATAGAGAACCTAACAGATAATAAAGACCTGAATAAGTACACAATCATCGATGGCTTCCATAGGTATACGATAAGCGGAGACAAAGACATCTACAAACTAAGCGATGGCAAAGTGCCTGTAGTTATCCTAAACCCTAGCAACCCATTAGCTACAACCGTTAGGATGAATAGAGCAAAAGGTACACACGCCGTATTAAAGATGGGCGACATCGTAAAGAACCAAATAGATAACGGAAAGCAGCTAAGTGAGATAATGAGCGAGTTCGGTATGGAGAAAGAAGAAGTGGTTAGATTAGCAAATAGGATGGGAATACACAAGACTGATATTATTGTAGATACCGATTGGAGCAATTCTTGGTTACCAAAATAACAGCATAATAACAGCACAATGGCAAGTAAAGATATAATAGCACATCAATTTAATAAAGGTCAGTCTGGCAATCCAAATGGCAGACCCCGTAAATATGTAAGCCTATTAAAAGAACAGGGCTATAAAGTATCGGAAATAAATGACACCATACAAGCTATGATGGCTATGGAGTTCGAGGAATTAAAATCTGTATGGGATAACCCGAAGGCAACGATACTAGAAAAGACTATTGCGGCTGCTATGCGTAAGAGCTTAGAAAGGGGAAGCCTTTATAGTTTAGAAACTTTGCTTACTCGTGTATATGGAAAGCCAAAGGAGACAGTAGACACAAATAATAAAACTGAGTTTACAGGTAAAATACAAGTTGAGGTAATTACAAGCGGAGTGCCTTTAGCAAATAGAGAAACAGATGTTTAGAACTACAGACGTATTCCTAAGCAATAGGAATGCTGAGACAGACATAATAGTTAATCAAGGCGGAACGAGTAGCGGTAAAACATACTCGATATTACAAAACCTATTCCTTCACGCTATAGAAGATGACAGGTGTATTATCACTGTTGCCGGTCAGGATATACCCAATTTAAAGGTAGGTCCGATAAGAGATGCTCATAATATAGTAGAACAGACGGAAGGACTATCTGATTACATTTTAGAGTATAATAAATCGGATAGGGTTTTTAAGTTTGTCAATGGCTCGATTATAGAATTTAAAAGCTATGACGATTCACAAGATGCCAAACAGGGTAAAAGGGATTATCTATTTTTAAACGAGGCTAATGGTGTTCCTAAGATAATTTGGGATGAACTATATATTCGTACAAAGAAGCGGAGTTATATTGACTATAACCCGAACAATGAATTTTGGGTACATACCGAGCTTATAGGTAAGCCAAACGTTACGCTGATAATATCGGACCATAGGCATAATACTTTCCTTGACCAAAAGATACACGATAAGATTGAGGCAATCGAAGACCCAGAACTTTACAAGGTTTATGCCCGTGGGCTTACGGGTAAAATCGAGGGGGTAATCTTTAGGGATTATAATGTAGTTCCCGGCATCGACCCAGATGCCAAGCTCATAGGCTACGGATTAGACTTCGGCTTTACGAATGACCCGACCGCCTTGGTGGCACTATATAGCTACTCAGGAGAATTGGTAGTAGATGAGCTGATTTACCAGACAGGGCTTTTAAATGTCAATATTAGCGATTTAATGCGTGATTTAGGCGTTAATGGGCGTATTGTGGGGGATAGTGCCGAACCCAAGTCAATCGCTGAATTAGGGGCGTATGGGTGGCAAATAGAGGGGGCTAAGAAAGGACCGGATAGCGTAAGGCAGTCAATAAACAATTTAAAGAGGTATAAGCTCAATGTAACGCAAAGGTCCGTCAATTTAAAAAAAGAGCTAAATAGCTATAAATGGAAGCTAAATAAGGATGGGAAGCTAGATAATGACCCTGTAGACTACCTAAACCACGCCATTGATGCCCTACGATATGCATCCCTAAATATCCTCGAAAACCCAACTTCTGGCAGGTATGCCTTCCTTTAGGGGTACTTTTTACCGTTCATCACTGATATTTACCGTTCATCATAAACTTTAAAAAAAGTTTGCTCATTTGATTGTGGAATGTGAAAAGGTTGTATATTTGATATATCAAACAACCACAAAAACAAAACACATGAAAAATCTAATTGAAAAGTACGAAAATTTAGGCTACACTTTAACATTAAAAAATGAGCCTATGATTATAGGTACTTGCGTAAGAAAAGTTAGCAGGGCTAGAATACCTAACCCATTATTTAACTACAGATTTAGAAGCATTGACAGAATGATTGAGTTCTGTACTGAATGGATTAACAAGGTTGAAATTAACGTAAATGCTGAAAACGAAAGGAAAGCTAAGAAAAAAGAGGCTCAAAAAAATATGCAGCATAGTTACAAGGTGGGCGATATAATTTACAATAGTTGGGGATATGACCAAACTAACATAGATTTTTACCAGATAGTAGAAGTTAAGGCTAAGTCGATTATGATTAATAGAATAGGCAAATGCTATGTTGAGGGAACTGAGGGCTTTATGTCATCAAACGTAAAACCAATCCAAGACGATTTTATCGGAGAGGCAATTTTGAAAAAAGTAAATATTTTAGTAAATTACAATGGTAATATTCAATACTACATCAAAGCAGAACACGGATGTTTTGTTGAGTATCACAATGAAAAATCTGGCGTATACTCTAGTTGGTACGCTTAAAACAAAATAGGGGTGCGACTATTCAACGCACAATTTAACTAAACTAAACACAATGAAAAAAGAAACCGCACAACTTTTAGCCGTATTTTTAGTAGCTTGTTACCTTATTGGACAATTACAAGATATATACTCAAAATGATTTACGCTATTTGCCTTCTGCTAATTGCAACAGGTTTTGTAATAGCAGCATTATTTGACTACACAATTAAACACAATGACCCAAACAACAAAAGATTACATAGACAAATATTACGCAAGTGAGCCGATTAGCATAATGATGTCTAACATAGATGCAACCTATTTGGAAATACTTACATACTGCAACGAGAAGGGTTATGAACCTTCAAAGCGTAGATTAAGAAAACCAGAACATAAGTCAGAAATCGGCTTTTTTGACATTGATAACTACAAACCCGAAACAATATGAAAAAAGAAATAGACATAGAAGATGTTTTATATCCTAACCAATATATACTTACTATTGAAGATGGCGCAGTACATACACAGGTAATTGATTTAGAATTAGACCCTATTGACTGTATTGTTTACGAAGATTATATAGAGCTTAACACAGAAGATTTATCTTACATACAATTAGATGTTAATAAATTAGATGCGTTAATACAAATAATCAACGAAGCTAAAAAATATTATATAGGCAAATCATACAGAAAAAAGAAATAACAAATGGAACTACAACAAATCTTCGAAACAACAAAAGAACAAAGGACTGAGTTTACCTACCAATTAATTGAACGCTTAAACGCAGGGGAACTTGACCCGTTAAAAACACATCTACAAGTCAAAGCCTTAGAGGATATGCTTGAAACCCTAAAGGCAAATAAGGACTATAAAGATGCGGTATTACAAGCAGCCGTATTAAACGGCAAGGACTTTGAGTATATGAGTGCAAAGTTTAACATTAGAGAAGTAGGGGTTAAGTATGACTTTAGCAAATGTGAAAGTCCTGCATACGATGAGATACTAAGCGAGTACAATAGTGCAGCTAAAGCCAAAAAGGATATGGAAGAGTTCCTTAAAAAAGTTCCGCATCAAGGACTTGATATTATTAACGGAGTTACTGGCGAGGTTACAAAAGTTTACCCACCTGCCAAGAGTAGCACAACAAGTGTAGCCGTATCATTAAAGTAATAAAAATATTGTACTTCTTTGCAATTTGCTTACCTTTGGCAGCGTTATGCTACATAGGTGGGCATCTTGCTTATGAGATAATGTTAAAACTAAGAAAATGACTTGGAACGAATTAACAGTTTGGCAGTACCAACAGATTTACCCGATAGTAACTAAGCCTGAGAAGGATTGGACAATGCTTGATGTAGAAAGTAAGCTTGTAGGCATTTTGCATAACCTTACAGACACGCAAGTAGATAGCCTAAGCGTAGCAGAGTTTAACAAATTAAAGGTAACCTTAAACTTCTTAGATGATAAGATAGAAGGTAAGCCGGTTAAGTATACCGAAGTAAACGGCAAACGTTACAAGTTTATTTATGATGTGCAGCAAATTAAAGCAGCCAGATACATAGAAGCTAAAGTATTTAGTACCGACTTAGTAGGTAACTTACACAAGTTATCTGCTTCAATGGTTATTCCGCAGCGTAAAACTTGGTACGGAAGATGGGTAGATGATAAGTATGATGCCTCTAAGCATAGCCAATATGCCGAGGATTTACAAGGGGCAAATTTTATGCACGTTTATCAATCGGTTGTTTTTTTTTATCAAGTATACAGAAATTGGATAGAAGTTTCCAAGGATTATTTGGTTCAGGAAATGATGAACCAGGGGATGACTATGGACTTGGCAGTAAAGGGGGTTCAAATTTTATGCGACACTTTGGATGGCAGTATTGCGCCAAATCTGTTGCCGACCACGAAAATATTACAGTTGATGAAAGCTACGAGCTAACAACAATACAATTCTTAAATACCCTATCCTATCTAAAGGCTAAAGCCGATTACGATAAGGAGCAACATAGAAAACTTAAGTAGCCCTGCCATTTTTGGTGGGGTTAGTTATTTTTAGACCTTACTTATATTTATTAGCGTGAGTATAACTAAGGAACAAATACAGGCATTAAGGGATAACTTTATACAAAGCTTAGGCGGTAGCTTTGACAAAGTAAAAGATGGCGATTTACCAATATTAGAGGAAACACTTGCTTTGTATGGTCAAGCCTTCAATGATAAAATAGTAGAAATACTTGATAAGGAAAACATTACAAGTTCTGGTAGATTGGCAGAACCGGCTTTGCCTATCATTACAAAGTTTGGCACGGGTTACATTTTAAGTCTCGGTTATGAACCAGGAAGCGAAGCATCTAAATACTATGACTTTGTAAACAAAGGGGTAAAAGGTACAAAGAACGAGAAAGCAGACAATAAAACACCTTACGCTTTTAAGGGCAATAAAAAAGCCGTTCCGGTAAGTTCAATAGAAAAATGGCTCAGTTACAATAAGCTAAAGTCGGTATCGGTTAAAAAGTATACAAAGCTTGGAACGGAAGCAAAAGCAATAGAAGGCAAGAAGTCCTTAGCCTTTTTAATTGCTCGTAGTATACATAGGAAAGGTTTAAAATCTACACGCTACTTTGATAGAGCAGTAGCGCAAATATTTAATAAGCAATTTATTGAAAACATAGCAGTCGCAATAGGTGGCGATGTGCAAATACAAATAAGACAAACAATCAATGGCAATAACAATAACAAGTAGTCCTGCACCATATTCGTCAATGCACGATAACCTTTGGTTTGTATCAAGTTCTACTAATAGCGGAACTACAAACTTTAAATTTGTGTATGACGTATACATAAACGGAAGCCAGGTAATACGTTCTAAAGTATTTCCTGCTCCAAGTGCAGAAGGTAGCTATGGGGTGTTTAACGCATCTCCAATGGTAAGAAGTTTTGTAACAAACTATTTCGAGCCTTCGGGTAACTCAATACTTGTAGCTTCAAACGATAAAATCAAAGTAGATTACCAAGTAAGGATAGGCGAAGAGGTTAGCGGTGTTACAACTACCAACTTAGCATCGGGCAGCTACTCAGCCTATAACTTTGTACCGCCATTGTTTGCTGACGTATTCTTAACAAAGAACCAAACACCTTTGGTATTATCGGACTATTACGATAATTTACTATTGGAAAACTTTACCGATGACTTTTTGACGGAAAGGGACACAGACGAAATAACACTTGAATACGGAGATAACTTTTACATTACCTTCCTTAGAATTGCAACGGGCGGTTATTCGGCTTGGGTTGAAGTATTAGGGCAAGGCGATGTGGTTACCAATACTGTATCGGGTAACATAACCTTAAGCGGTCAATTCAATATGTTTAACCTACAAGCAGGACACATAAACGATTGGGCGAGTGGAACTATTATTAACGAAGATACTTACGGCTACAATTTCTATTTAAAAAGAAGTGGCGCACAAACAAGGGTAATAAAGATTAGACATAAGTGCTATCCTAAATACCAACAATTTAACCTTGAGTTCCTAAATAGGCTTGGCGGTTGGGATACAAAGAAGTTTGCCCTTGTTAATAGAAGGTCGAGCGAATATGAAAGAGCATCATATAGGCGAAGCGATTGGCAGCTTGTAGGTGGACAAATGACAAACATAGATGGATATAACAGATATAACGAAACAACTTTCAACTATGCTATTCAGCATAAAGATAAATATAGGCTTACTTCTGATTGGGTTAGCGAACAAGATTATTCGTGGTTGGCTCAGCTTGTATCGTCTCCTATTGTATATATGGAAGTTCTTGGTGCATACTTCCCTGTTACCATAACCACAACTAACTACGAGTATAAGTTAGAAAGCGCAGACAAACTATTTAACTTTGAGATTGAAGTAGAAGTAGGGAAATACTTAACAAGCCAATTCAGATAATGATTAGCACAGAGATATACATCGAGGAACAAAAGATTGATTTATTGAAGGATATATCTACCGAGTTTACTTATGCCATTGACGATGTAAGTGAGTTCGGTAGTCGCAATACTTCTTATAGCAAAACAATAAGCGTTCCAGGAACGGCAAACAATAACCTTGTATTTGGGTACATCTTCGAACTTAACAACGCTAACTTTACGGATAATACCTTACCAAACGTAGGGTATAACTTCAACGTAACTAAACAAGCGAACTGCAAAATCTTTATTGATAAGGTGCAAATATTTAAAGGCACTTTACGAATATTGGAAATAGTTATTGACAAAGAAACTATCGAATACCAATGCAGCGTTGTCGGGGAACTTGGTGGCTTTATTAATCAGTTAGGCAATAAGCGTTTGGAAGATTTAGATTTTAGTGCTTACAACCATACTTATAGCGTAGCCAATATTAGTGCGAGTTGGGATAACGCAGGGGGTTCTGGCTATTACTATCCTTTGATTGATTACGGAAACGTAAGTACGGGTACATACGGAACACTTAAAAAGGACTTTCAATATACAACCTTTAGACCTGCTTTGTATGTAAAAGAGTATATGCAAAAGATATTTGCAGGAACAGATTATACTTTTAGTTGCCCGTTCTTTGATACTGCTTTATTCAAGCGTTTAATTATACCGCATAACCAAACAAACATAACAACACTAAACAATACAAGCCTTAACGCAGCAGCCAAGTTAATAACTATAAACACTAACCTAAGTCCTTATGTAGAATATACAATGGTTACCGCAGGTAGCTTTACACTTGACGGGTTAGGGCAGTTATTTACTTATGGAAGCGGTGTAACAATTACAACCGATATAAAGGTTTTATTAAGGGGCAACGTTACCTTTTACAATCCACCATTACCAAACTATTCTGTTATACTTAAAAAGAATAACGCAGAAATAGGCAGACAAGATTTCGATGCAAGTGTAAGTAACTTTATGAATTGCGAGTTCACTGTTAGCGGAGTAACTTTTGCTAATACTGACACAATGCAAGTTGAGATATTAGGTAACGGAATTATCCTTAGTATTACAATGGGAGAGATAGGTGTTACTACAAGCACACCTACACAAGTTCAGGTAAACTTAGGAGAAACAATTAAGGTAAACGATACAATCCCAAGGGGTATATTTCAATCAGATTTCTTTTTAAGCATTGTTAAGATGTTTAACCTTTACGTCTATGAGAATAAGTTTAATGACAAAGAACTGGTTATTAGTCCGTATGTGGATTTTTATCCTGAAAAGTCAGACGAGGCTTTAGATTGGACTAACAAAGTAGATAGGGCAAAGCCTATAAGCATTAAGCCAATGAGTGAAATTAATGCTCGTTACTATAACTACAAGTTCAAGGCTGATAATGATTTCTATGGGGAAAATTACCGCAAGAAGTACACCGAAGGCTATGGCGATTTTATTTACGATACCGAGTTTGATTTCGTAAAAGAAACCGATACCTTAGAAGTTATATTTGCCGCATCTGTATTGTTTCAGCAAACAGGACAAGACAAAGTATTTCCTGCAATCTATAAGAAGTCAAATACAAATAGCGCAGAAGATAGAATGGATAGCATTATTCGTATAATGCAAACCAAGAAGATTACGGGTGTAGCAAGTTGGAACATTATGAATACAACTACTAACTTAGCTACTTATACAAGCTATGGTTACGCAGGACACTTAGATGACCCTATTAACCCTACTAATGACATAAACTTTGGCGCACCTAAAGAAGTACAATTTAGTCCTAATAGTTACCCAAGCACAAACATTTTTAATGCTTATCATAGTCCTTATATTGCTGAAATAACAAGCAAGGATAGTAAGCTATTAACGTGCTTTGGTTTACTGGATATTATAGACATTTTTAACTTAGATTTTAGTAAGTATGTATTTATAGACGGGGTATTGTTTAGGCTTAATAAAGTCGAGAACTTTAATCCTATGGAATACAACACTACTAAATTATCATTTCTTAAAGTAATAGAAACAAAATATTAATGGCACAAGAGAACGTAGGTATAAATATAACAGTACAAGGCAACGCAGTTGAGTCAATAGGTAGCGTTAAAAAAGAACTAAAGGCAGCAAATGCGGAATTAGTAAATGCGCAAAGTAATTTTGGCGATTACTCTAAAGAAGCTATTACCGCAGCTAAAAGAGTTGCCGAACTAAAAGACAAGATTAGTGAAGCAAGGGAAACGGCTGACTTGTTTGACCCAGGAAAAAAGTTCCAAGCATTTGCAGGGGCAATTAATGCAGTAGCAGGTGGCTTTACTGCCGTTCAAGGTGCGCTTGGTGTAGTAGGTGCAGAAAGCGAGGAGCTACAAAAGTCCTTATTAAAAGTGCAATCCGCTTTAGCTTTATCACAAGGCTTATCTGCTATTACGGACTCAGCAAAGGACTTCCAGCGACTTGCAACAATTGTAAAGACAAATGTAGTAACTGCTTTTAGTACTTTAAGAGGTGCTTTAATTGCAACGGGGATTGGTGCTTTAGCTATTGGGGTAGCTTTAGTAGCTGCTAACTTTGACAAAGTAAAGAAGGCGGTACTAAATTTAATTCCAGGACTTGCACAAGTTGGAACGTTCTTTAGCAATATTATTACAAAAGTTACCGACTTCGTAGGTGTTACATCTGCTGCGGAACGTGCTTTAGACTCTTTAGAAAAATCTACCAAGCGTGGTAATGAAAGCATTGCTGCAAGAATTAAAATACTTACTGCACAAGGTGGCAAGGAAAAAGAAATTTACGAACTTACTAAGCAACAAGGCGATGCAGAACTAAATGCTTTAAGGCAAAGATTAGCTACCAAAGGTAAACTTACCGAAGAAGAACAAAAAAGATTTAGGGAATTAGGAGTTGAAAGGCAAGTATTAGATGCTCAAGAACAAAAGAGAAGAGCAGACAATGCAAAACAAGCTGCCGATACTGCTAAAGGCATATCTGATAAATTAGCTGAAGAGGAAGCTGAAAAATATGCAAAGAGAATAGAAGATGAGAAAAAATTAACAGAACAATTATTAGAAGAATACGATAAAAGAAGGGGCATTGCAAATAATGCAAAGATTTTAAGTCAAAAAGAATTAAAAGCCTTAGATGCCCAAGATGCAGCGGAAAAAGCAGCAAAGCAAAAAGAAATAGAAAATGAACAAATAGCTTCATTATCAAGGATTACAAATTATACTTTACAAGGAATTTTAAAGCAACAGAAAATAAATGAAGATGCAAGAAATGCTGAATTACAAGCTGACATAGCTTTACAAGATGCTAAGTTTCAAGCAGTACAATCAGGTCTTAATTTATTATCAAGCCTTGCAGGTCAAAACGAAAAGATAGCAAACGCTATTTTTGTAATTGATAAAGCTTTGGCTATTGCTAAAATTGTAGTAGATACACAAAGGGAAATAGCAGGATATTATGCAACATATTCTGCGTTAGGTCCAAAAGGTTTAATAGCAGCAACTAAATTTTCATTAGCTGCTAAGATTAGAGCAGGAGCAGGTATTGCATCTATTGCGGCTACTTCAATAGCTAAATTTAAAGGTAGTGGAGCAGCAGGAGGCGCAGGCGGTGGAACCTCTGCTCCAAGCGTTTCAGCAGAAGCACCAATAACACCCCCACAACCACAGGCAGCAACTACAAACCTAAGCAACCAAACTATTAACGCAATAGGCAACCAAGCCGTAAGGGCTTACGTTGTCGAGAACGATGTAACAAGTAACCAACAAAGGATTGCAGCTATTCAGCAGAGAGCAAGGTTCGGTTAAATGATAACAATTTAAAACACTTAATATTTAAGATTATGGACTTACCTGTTTATTTATTAGACATTAGCGAGGATATGAATGACGATGCCGAGGTGGACTATGTGGCACTTGTAGACAAACCTGCTATTCAAAAGAATTGGAATGCCTTTAAAAACCAACAACGCTTTGAAGTGGTTAGCGAAGATAAGCGTATTATTTCTGGACCTCTTATGTTGGCTGATGTACCTATCTTTCGCAGCGATGCTACTTACGGCGATTACTATGTGGTGTTCTCTAAAGATACTATTTTTAAGATTGCTCAAAAGTTTTTCAAAAGAGGCTACCAATCAAACGTAAACTTGATGCACTCCCCTGAACAACAAGTAGAAGGGGTTACTATGTTTGAAAGCTTTATTACAGACGAAAGCCGTGGCATACAACCAATGAAGGGTTTTGAAGATGCACCTGATGGCTCGTGGTTTGGTTCGTTCAAAGTAGATAACGAAGGTGTGTGGAACGATGTTAAAGAGGGCAAATTCAAAGGCTTTAGTGTAGAAGGGTTATTTACCTACAAGACAAAGCCAAGCAAAGAACAAGAACTTATGAATGCAATAAAGGAAATATTGCAACGGGTTAAATGATAAACAAAATCTTTTATTAATATTTAAACAAAAAGAATGATGAACGCAAAAGATG